CTTCCGATCCCGCGAGGGGGGCCCCTGGGCTTTGTGCTCTGGCGCATGGAGGGCATTAGCTCTCCTAAACGCCATCTACAGGAAGGAAATGTCATGTCTGGACCTCTCACAACGCGCACGAGAAATCGAACGCGTGAGTCCAGTTCCTACCGAAACTGGGGTTCCACAAGCATAGACGAAGAGCGTGAGCTCGAAGTCTGGCATCAACGAACAAGCAGCGGAAGTTCAATCTTTCCGTGGCTGAGGCGCAATTGGGATGACTCCCGGTGGCCACCTCACGTCCGTGATTTCTGGCATCGCCAGAATTGGGGAAACAACTTTCTCACAGAGAAGGGCTCTATCCGTTCCAGCATAAACCACTGGACTGGATCGGGCTCCTATGCCGGTAATTGGAACGTCGTTCACGATGCTCCGGTCCTTCTGGCGGGGTTTAATACCCCGATGGCCTTGGCCACCAGTCAGGAACTAACCGACTTGGAAACTTCAATGTGGGCTCTCGGTGGCACGGCAATTAACCGTGTCCGGCCGGGTAAACCGGCCCTTGACCTTGCGACTGCTATCGGTGAGTTGCGCTTCGGTGGGCTGCCCCGTATGATCGGGAGCGGCTTTGCTCAGGCGCGAACTCTCCGAGATGTTTTCCGCAGTAGCGGCGACGAGTACCTCAATGTGCAATTTGGCTGGGCCCCGTTGATTCGGGACCTCCAGTCGGCTTGCCAGGTGGTGCTTGACTCGCGCGCGCTTTTGGAACGCTATCACAAGGATATTGACCGATTGATTCGGAGGAAATACACCTTCGACCAGGCGGTGTCAACAGATACGACTCTTACTAAGAGCGCAAGCTCTTATAAGTACGAGCCGTGGGGTGCCTTTGCGGGCTCCCTTCTGAACAACTCCACTGGTCTTAGCACGGCGAAGCCGATCGAGATCACCAAAACGGTGACCAACGCCCACTTTAGTGGTGGGTTTAGGTTCTTCTACCCCGAAATTGAAGGGGCTTTAGAAGATCTCTCTCGGTTCGAGGCTGAAGCGAATGCCCTTCTGGGTACTCGCCTCGACCCCGAGGTTTTGTGGAACATTCAACCGTGGACATGGCTTGTCGACTACTTCGTCACGTACGGAGACGTGCTCGGTAATTTGAGTGCAATTATAGCCGACGGGCTTGTGATTCAGTTTGCGTACCTTATGTTGGAAACACGGATTACTAAGGAGATCACTCTCCCTGAAGGCATTTGTGGACGAACGTCCTCAGCGGCCTGGAAATCCATGTCTCCCCCGGTAACGGTCACTATGACCTATCATCGGAAGGCTCGCACTGCTGCATCACCCTTTGGGTTTGGCCTATCCCCAGACGATATTTCAACGTCTCAATGGGCTATCCTCGCTGCACTCGGCATTAGCCGGGTGTAGTCTGTCGTCCTAGTCAGGCGGCTGACGCGCACCTTACTATAACAACAAATATGGAGGAATAACCATGCTTACCGATCCGCAGAGCGTCACCATTGGCGGGACAGCGATTTCGCTTCCCCGCACTGGTGTCGGTGATGGTACCGCGAACTACACCAAGGACGACGGCAACGTCGCTCTCAAGGTCTCGCACCGCAAGGTGCGGGGCCGCGTCCAGACCCTGATCCGACTGGATCAGGTGAAGGTCGCGGCTGATCCCCTGCTCGCAGGGGTCAACCGTGAGGCGAAGGCCGCTACCTGGCTGGTCATCGACCGGCCGACGGTGGGGTTCACGATCACGGAGCAGGCCGATCTGGTCAAGGGTCTTAACAACGCCCTGTCCGCATCGACCTTCGCTCTTCTCACGCGGCTTCTGGCCGGCGAGAGCTAGGGAGGGGGGGGAAACCCCCTCTGTCACTCTCGTTCAACCAGAATCGGTTGCTACGCATGGTTTGGAATGGCTACCTTAGAAAGGGACCATGAAAAGCCATATAAAATTCCTGCAGAAGGTCCTGGCTGATGCCGAGGACCGATGCTGCACAAGCACCCGGCGCGATCTTAAAACAATCGCGCTGCGGACGAAAATGGAAGGTGAAAGTTTTCTTACGATCACCCTGCCCTCGTTCGCCGATGGCCTTCATCAGGCTTTGGCGGCGTCAAAGGCAGATCCCTCCCACTGGCCTCAATTTCGGACCAGGGGTCAGCTCCCTATTCTACTAGGGGGGCTGTTGGATCAGATTTTCGTTCGTGGTGATGGGCGGTTGCGTGAGGATTACAGCGTAGCGGCGATTCAAGCTGTGCGCCAGATAACAATGGCGTTCGGCAAGATCAAAAAGGAGTGTTCTAATGAACGAATCCAGGCCGCGTATACGCAGTACGTCCTCACGGAGTACGACGTCCGCGTTGGTGATCAGTCTCGCAGCTCTAGCGATCTGCTGGACTTCGGTCGTATGGCTCGCCTCCTCTGGGGGCGTGTCTGTACCGATCTCGATCGTCGAATCCGACACCGAGAGATAACCTTCGCACATGGAACCGGTGCCACAGCCGACGGCCTTATGGGCAATCGGAAGTGGAAGTCGTCCGAATGGACAGAAAGACTGGAGGGCGCGGGCTTTGCTTACGCTGAGCTCTTGCACACCAGCTACTCCCACTGGCTTGACCGGTATCCGGAATTGGACTATCGTAGCCCCGGAACTGAACGACCTTCGAAGGTCACCCATGTTCCTAAAACGCTGAAGACGCCAAGAATCATCGCAGAAGAACCTACGCACATGATGTTTGTGCAGCAGGGGATTCACGCGGCGATCAAGGAAGAATTCCGAGCGGACTTCTTTGCTCGGAACTTCATCTGTTACGACTCCCAGATCCCTAACCAGGAGATGGCTCGTAAGGGTTCAAGATTCAGAACCCTTGCTACCCTCGATTTGAAGGAAGCATCAGATCGCGTTTCCAATCAGCTCGTTCAAGAACTGCTTCGCCCTTTCCGCGACCTTTCGGAAGCGGTTCAGGCTTGCAGAACTACGCGAGCTAATGTACTTGGTCATGTAATTCCGTTGGCCAAGTTCGCGTCTATGGGGTCGGCGCTCACGTTCCCTGTTGAAGCTATGGTCTTTGCGACCGTGGTATTCTTGGGGATACAGAAAGCGTTCAACCGCCCTCTGACCCGCAGAGATATTTCACTCTTTGTGGGCCAGGTGCGTGTCTATGGGGATGATATTGTAGTCCCCACAGAATTTGTGCCATACGTGTTGGAGGCATTGCAGCGCTTTGGCGCTGTTGTCAATTCACGCAAGAGTTTCTGGACTGGATTGTTCAGAGAATCTTGCGGCGAGGACTTTTATGCGGGGGTTTCCGTAAAGGTTGCCCGAGTCCGCAAAGAGTTTCCACGCACACGTACCGACGGTGAAGAATTGCTTGCTACCGTTGCACTCAGAAACCAACTATTTGAGCTTGGCTATGAGAAGACGGTGCAACACTTGGATCGCTTGCTACAGCGAATCCTCGTGCACTACCCGGTTGTTAGCCGGAACAGTGGCCTTCTTGGTCGATGGACGTGGGATGATGATTTAACTATCGATTCCCGCGACTCAGATTTGCAAACGCCCCTGGTTAGGGCGTGGGCAGGTTATGACGTAATACCTGAGAATAAACTCGATGGGATGTACGCATTGACCAAGGTGTTGTTGGGTCTCAAGGCCCGACCGCTTACGCGCTCGATTCTCGAGGTTAACCCCTCGGATCCTGAACACCTGATCCGCTCTGGACGGCCCCGAGCCGTTAGTATCAAACTCGGGTTTCATGCCGTCGGCGTAGCAGCCGTTGGTGTGAAGGACCCAACCAGCAACGACTGGTAGGGGCTGCGGCGAAAGCCGCGGCGGGAGCGCAGTGCGCCA